CCTATGCAAATGTTCAAGACGAACGCAGACAGTTCATCTGGATGATTCAGCCTTACATCAGTGCGATTGAATCCAGACTCAGCATGAATGACGTTTCAACTTCTGGACATTATGTCAAGTTCGCGGTCGATGACACATTCTTACGCACTAACCCAATGGATCGCTTGCTAGTAATTGAGAAGATGCTTGCACTTGGTCTTATTACAACAGAGCAAGCTATGGAAATGGAAGACCTATCTCCTAACGGAAGCGAAATGGAATAATGGAAACCTTATACATCGAAGCATCATCAATTGAGTGCAGCGAAGAGAAGCGCGAGATCTCAGGCAAGATTGTGCCAATGGGAACAGGCGAAATCGGCAACACCAATCTTGGTGCTTATGTTTTTGAAGCTGGATCTATTGAAATCGCAGATCCTACAAAAATCAAGCTACTTTCACAGCATGATATGAAGAAGCCTGTCGGTCGCATGATTTCTTCCGAAGTTCGTGAAGACGGCATCTATGCAACTTTCAAGCTAAGCCGTTCACAAGCTGGTACAGATGCCCTAATCATGGCAAGCGAAAATTTAGTTTCAGGATTGAGCATTGGTGCAGACATCAAAGCATCGAAGCCTTCACGCGATGGATACACAGTCGTAACAGCGGCAACACTAAAAGAAGTTTCTCTAGTAACAGAGCCAGCATTTAAGTCTGCTCAGGTATTAGAGATCGCAGCAGAGGAAGTTACCCCTGTTGAAGAAAATCCAACTACAGAAAGCGAGACAGCCGTGGAAGATACCACTCCAGCAGTCGAAGCAACACCATCAGTAGAAGCTGCGGCTGTCGAGGCTGCTCGCCCTACTGTTACAGCAGCGTACTACACAGCACCACGCATTAACCTAGCTCCAGAAGTATTTTTGGAAAACACAATCCGCGCACAGTTCGGTGATGAGAATGCTCGTCAATACCTAAAGGCTGCGTCAGATACAAACACAACAGATGTTGCTGGTCTTGTACCAACTCGTCAATTGACAGAAGTTATCAACGGAAAGACAACAGCGACAAGAGCGACAATCGATGCGATTTCTTCAGGAGTTTTGCCTGACGCTGGAATGAAATTTCAGATCCCTCGCGTTAAGGTTGCACCAACTGTTGCAGTAGCAGCAGAAGGTGGCGCATTCTCAGATACTCAGGTTGAAATTGAGTACCTAGATGTGGATGTTGTCAAGTTCGCGGGAATGCAATTATTCGATGTTGAGGTTCTTGACAGAACTTCTCCTGCGTTCTTTGCTGAGCTCCAGAGCCTCATGGCTGATCAGTATGCTAAGGCAACAAATGCTTATGCTTTCGATGAGATTGCATCAGTAGCAACAGTTGATGGCACAGCAGTAACACTTCCTTGGGATGGCGATGAGTTGTCAGCATTCGTTTCACGTTCTGCTGCATCTATCTACACAAACACATTCAAGTTCGCAACAGGTGTAATTGTTTCACCTACACAGTGGGCAAACTTGATCGCGCTTAACGACACAACAAAGCGTCCAATTCTTACAGCTGCTTCACCAATGAACGCTACAGGCGCAATCGGTGCAGCAAGTCTTCGCGGAACATTGCTAGGACTCGATATGTATGTTGATTACACACAGACAGGTGAAGGCGATGCAACTATCATGGTTGTAAACCGCGATTCATTCACATGGTACGAGTCACCACGCCTACAGCTACGCGCTGACAAGGTTGGTACAGGAAAGGTAGAAGTAGGTTACTACGGCTACGGAGCACTAGCTCAGAAGATCAACGCTGGAGCATTCCGCTTCAATAACGCTGCTTAATCAGTAGCACTTTAAGTCGCTCTAGGGGGTCAGTAGCCCTCTGACCCCCTAGAGTCTTTAGAAAGGACATCATGGCTCTAACGACAGTCAGTGAATTACGCTCCGTACTCGGAGTCGGCACGCTGTATCCAGACGCCACGCTTCAATCAGTCTGCGATGCAGCCGATGCAGTCCTTCTGCCTATGCTTTGGCAGAACCAGCAATACAATAGTTTTCAAAGCAACACAACAACTGAGGGAACACTTTACTTCGACACACGAGTCGAGAACATTTATTTTGTAGGTCAGTCCGTAAGCATTTCAGGCAACGGAGCACCTCACGATGGCACAAAAGTCATCACATCTATTGGAATCGATTACATTGCTTATGATGTTACTGGTTCACCTACTGAAAAAGATCGTCACGCAGTTTCACCTATTGGCACTGTAAGTTATTTGCCAGTAAGTTATGTAGGCGATGAAGCAATTCAGAATGCAAGTCTCATGATCGCTGTCGAAATCTGGCAAGCAAGAACCGCGACATTGTCAGGTTCTAATGCAATTGATTTCCAGCCCTCGCCTTATCGCGTTAGCGCGCAGCTACTCGCTAAGGTAAGAGGATTGACAGCTCACGCGTTGAGCCCTTCGAGTATGATCGGCTGACAATGACAGTTGCTCTTACTACACTTAGAACGACATTAGCCACAGCTTTAGTCGATAACACAAAATACCAAGTCTTTGCATTTCCACCGGCTGTTGTTTTGGCTAACTCAGTTATTGTCAGCCCAGATACGGATTACATCACTCCAAGTAATAATGCTCGCAACACTATCAGCCCTCTTGCTAACTTCAAGCTGATTATCGTTGCGCCCCTCTTCGACAACGAAGGAAATTTGAACGGCATAGAAGATTTCGTAGTTGGAGTGTTTAATAAACTCGCTGCATCTTCTTTGACCTATAATGTAGGCGCAGTAAGCGCACCTAGTGTTCTCAACGCTGCTTCGGGAGACCTACTCAGCTGCGAGATGTCCGTATCAATCCTAACAAGTTGGAGCTAACATGTCAGAGCTAACACCAGAGGATCTAGCCTTCTTGAAGAAGATTGGTCAGATTCCAGCAGTAAAAGCAGCACCAAAGCCAGTAACTACAAAGAAAGATGAGGAATAATCCATGGCAATTTTCTTAAACAATAAGGTCGGATTTAAGGTTGCTAGCGTCAATCTTTCAGACCATGTAACTGCATTCACATTGAACCGCGTTCTTGACGCTATTGAGGTCACAGCGATGGGCTCAACAGCACATCAATTCGTTGGTGGGCTCTCAGCAGATACGATTACAGTAACATTCTTGAACGACCGCGCAGACGGATCAGTTCTTGATACTCTACAGACAGCTTTTGGATCAACAGTTGCTTTCCAAGCAATCCAAGACACATCAGAAGCAGTATCAGCAACGAACTTGCTATACAGTGGTACGATTTTTGTAGACAATCTTACCGACATCAACGGCGCAGTCGCTGATGAAGCAATGATTGACATCACATTTACATGCAACAGCAAGACTTCTTACGCTTCAACAGGTACTTGGTCATAATCTAACTAACTAACAAAGGGGCAAAACAATGGCAAAACTAAAGATCGTTCGTACAGATGGAAGTGTTCTCGAAGGTGAAATCACACCTGCCGTGGAATACCTCTTTGAATTGCATCATAAGATGGGCTTTCACGCAGCCTTTCGAATTGAAGAACGTCAAGGAATGGTCTATTGGTTAGCTTGGGAGATAACACGCAGGTCGGGTGAAACTGTTAAGCCTTTTGGTATTGAATTCATCGAGACACTTAAAAGTGTTGAGGTGCTTGATTCAGACCCTTTAGCTTAAAGCGCGATCAACCCTTCACCTATTTAATTGCTAGGCTAAGCATTAAATTGGGGATCGCGCCACAACACTTACTGGAATTAGATAAGACCATGCTAGATGCTCTAGTTCAAGGTCTAAAGGATGAAGCGAAGGAGATGAAAGATGCCAACAGAAGTAAAGGGCGTCATCGAACTTCGTAAGGCTCTTAATCAATTTGCTCCAGATCTAGCAGCAGAATTAACTAAAGAGATCACAGGTTCTCTTAAAGTAATTCAGGCTTCAGCTAGAGGCTTTGTTCCTAATGTTGCTCCAGCAGGTCTTTACAACTGGAATGAAAATCGAAGCGGTCGAAAGATTACTGCTAAGACTTCTATGTTTAGAACCTTCAACACAGAAGGTCGCGTTCGCATGTTTCCTTTGTACGATGCAGCAACTATTAAGCGTGGCATTGTTTATCGCACAGGATACGGAAAGCCTAACTCTAAAGGCTTCAGATCACTATTTCGCGTAAGAAACAAATCTGCTGCCGGTGCTATTTATGAGACTGCTGGTCGTAAGAACCCAGCCGGTGATCCAGCCAGCAAGTCTAATAACCCTAATGCGGGTGCTAGGTTCGTCCAGCAAGGTCCTCTTTATGGTCGCAAGCGTGATGGTCAAGACATGCGTGGTCGCGTAATCTTTCGTGCGTGGGAAAAAGATGAAGGAAAGCAGACAGCTGCAATCTTCAGAGCTATTGAAACCGCACAAAACAAACTGAATAAGCGTGCAACAGTGAGCAGTGTAAGGGAGTCAGCATGAGTAACATTGTCATTGATATTGCCGCACAGTTCACAGGTAAAAAGGCTTTCAAGCAAGCAGAGACCTCAACAGAGAAACTCACTAAGAATGTTAGAAAACTTGCTCAGGCGGTTGGTCTTGGTTTTGGTACTGCTCAGGTTCTTGCTTTTGGCAAGGCATCTGTTAAAGCTGCCCTAGAAGCACAGGCTCAACAAGAGCGATTGGCTAACCTTGTCAAGGTGACTGTGGGTGCTACAGATGCACAGGTTCAGTCTCTTAATGACCAAGCAGCAGCTTTGCAAGCCATTGGTGTAGTCAATAAAGAAAACATCACTCAGACTCAGTCTCAACTTGCAACCTTCAATCTTCAGATCGACACGATCAAAACCCTTACACCTGCCATCCTTGATTATGTAACAGCAGAAAAGGGCGCAGCTGCTTCTGCTGATCAATTCAAGCAGATGACCAATGGTTTAGCACAGGCGCTCAATGGAAACTTTGCTTCGCTGACTAAGGTCGGATTCGTCCTTGATGATGTCACTAAAAAGACAATCAAGGAAGGCACAGAGACAGAAAGAGCAGCAGCTCTTGTTAAGGTACTTGATTCTACCTATAAAGATTTCAATAAGAACCTAGCCAATACCCCTACAGGTCAGATGCAGAAATTGGCTAATGCAGCCGATGACGCTAAGCAGATTATCGGTACTGGGCTACTTGATGCCCTAAAGGGGCTTGGGGAAGATGACAGCGTTCAGAATCTAGCTGCTAGCATGGAAAACTTTGCTATCCAGACTGCAAATGTTATTCGCGGTATTGGAAAGTTAATCGAAAAGATCCAAGCCCTTGATGACAAGCTGCCTGATTGGTTGAAATTTGATGTAGGAATGATTCCTATTATTGGTGCTTGGTATGAAATCGCAGCAGCAGCAGGACAGTTAGCTGCTGTACAGAAGTCATCTGATAACCAGCATCTTAAAGCACTTCAAGACCAATTTAAGATTATCAAAAAGACTTCTACAGTCTCGACTAAACTCACAGCAGACGAGCTAAAGAAGTTAAAGGCTAAGCAATTACAAAATGCCATCGATAAGGCTAATCTTGCCCTTAATAAGGGTGAAAACGTCTTTGACCTTGACAAGATCCAGATTGCAGCAGCCTTGACTAATCAGGCTGAATTGCTGGGCAAGGCTACCGATGCGACTCAACGCTTACAAATTGCTAATGACACAGCACGTCTCAATGTAAAGCAGTCAATCCTTGCGCTAGAAGAGGCTATTGCTTCTAAGGATGAAGCAGCGATCATTGCTGCAACTAAGAAGCTCAACGAAGATCTTAAAATCCTTGGTACATTGAGCATGCAGAATGTCAAGATGGCAGACATTAAGTCCATTCTTGACAGCCTAAAGCCTGTTGATCTAATCAATCAAAGCAACCTAGACAAGGCATTAGCCACCATTCAAGACATGCTTAGACTTCTTGCACAAGCTAATGCTCAGGCTAAGGCAACAGTACCTACAAGCGCATCTCTAGGCTCTGGAATCCCAGCAGGGGATTACATTGCGCCTATCTCTACAGCAGGTGGATCTATCGGGGCTATCCTTGAATATGCAGAAGCAGCTTCAGCTCGCGCTAATGCTTTTGCAGATTTGCTAGACATGGAAAACGCATCGGCTGCAAGCCAAATGGGTTCAAGTATCAATCTAGAATCAATTGCTCGCTCATCCCTTTTACAAGGTCTAGCAGGTGGCGCAGGTGTCTCAGGTGCGGTAAGTGGCTCACGATATGCAGCACAAGCTGCTAATGCCTATAACATTACAATTCAGGCTGGAATCGGTGATCCAGAAGCTATTGCTAGAGCTGTGGAAGATGTGGTTCGTCAGTCTTATCAGCGTGGCACAAGCTCAACAGGACTTCTTGCAGTATGACATGGCTTCCAGAATGGCGTATTTCAGTAGGCACTAACGTCTATACCAATGTAACCGGCGTGAATGTCACTACAGGTCGAATTGATATTGATCGCCAATGTCAAGCAGGTTATGCTCGCATGGACATTATCAATGCCACTAATGATCTCTTTGACATTGATGTTACCGATTCTCTTACCTTAGAGCTTAAAGACAGCGGTGGCACTTATGTGCCTGTATTCGGTGGCACAGTTTCAGACTTTACGACTTCGGTCAGAACTCCAGAAGAAACAGGCTTTGTGACGCTCGGCACAATTCTCGCAGTAGGTGCTCTAGCTAAACTGCCTAAAGCCATCTACACAGAAGCAGTAGATCATGATCTTGATGGCGAGCAGATCCGAATTATCCTGTCAGATCTATTGGTCAATCAATGGCAAGAAGTAGCACCTGCCCTTGAATGGATCGATTACGACCCAACGACTACATGGGCTAATGCTGAAAATGTAGGTCTAGGTGAGATCGATGCTGGTCTCTACGAGATGGATAACCTTCACGCAGCTGATCGCAATACTCAGACTTTAGTCCAGCAGATCGCAGACAGCGCACTCGGAAACCTCTTCGAGGACAAGCAGGGGCGCATAGCCTATGCAGACGCGGATCATAGAAGCAATTATCTAGCGACTAATGGCTCAACTCAATTAGATGCCAATTACGCATCCCCTGCCAGTGTTAAGTCAATCCTACAGATTGGCAAGATTCGCAATAGCGAGATTGTGCGTTATGGCAATGATTTTAATGAAACCTATTCAGCCACAGATGATGCTTCTATCACTACCTACGGACGTTATCAGAGAACATTTGACTCTAACATTCGCTACACAGCAGACATTGAGGACATCGTAGAACGCGATCTAGCCCTACGCTCAACGCCTAGAACACAGCTAGATCAAATTACTTTTAGACTTGACAATCCAACAATGCCATCTGCCCAGCTAGATGACCTTATCAACCTCTTTTTTGGTGAGCCAGTAGTTATTACTAACCTACCATTTAACATGTTCGAGGGGTACTTCTCAGGCTTTGTAGAGGGCATCTCTATGAGAGCCACTCCAACCTTTGTGGACATGACTATCTATGTCTCACCAACAGACTTTTCTCTTATTGCTCCAACATGGGCAACAGTACTTCCAACTAACACCATCTGGAGTGGCGTAAATGGTACACTACAGTGGTCTAAAGCGATCGGAGCTCTAACCTAATGGCAACAACAACCCCTAATTTTGGTTGGGCAGTACCAACCAGTACTGACCTAGTCAAGGATGGCGCAGTAGCCATTGAGACGCTAGGCGATGCTATTGATGCATCTCTAGTCGATCTTAAAGGTGGCACTACTGGTCAAGTGCTTGCTAAGGCATCTGGAACAGACATGGACTTTTCATGGGTAACAGATGCAACAGGTATTCCTGCAACAATCTTTGATGCTAAGGGTGACATTATTGCAGCTACTGCTGCTGACACAGCATCACGCCTTGCAGTAGGTACAAATGGACAAGTTTTAACCGCAGACTCAACT